TTTGTGAGATGGCTGAGAGTAAAGATTCGAGGCTGAAGAAAGCGGGTGTCAGTGGGTACAACAAACCAAAGCGCACACCCAGCCACCCTACCAAGTCGCATGTGGTTGTGGCCAAGGAGGGGGATGCTGTAAAGCTTATCCGCTTTGGTCAGCAGGGTGTTAAGGGTGCTGGCAAGAACCCCACCAGCGAAAAGGAGAAGGCTCGAAAGAAGAGTTACTACGCGAGGCATAACGCGCAGGGTAAGCCCAAGTCCAAGCTTGAAGCGAAGTATTGGAGCCACTTAGTTAAATGGTAAAGAAGAGTCGAGTTAACGAGTCTGGCAATTACACGAAGCCTGCAATGCGCAAGAAATTATTTGAAGAGATCAAGGCTGGTTCCAAGGGTGGTAAGTCGGGTCAGTGGTCAGCGCGTAAGGCTCAGATGCTTGCCAAAAAATATAAAGAAAAGGGTGGAGGTTACAAGAGTTGAAAAAGCCTCAGCAGTCTTTAAAGAAGTGGACTAAACAGAACTGGAAGACCAAGTCTGGAAAGCCGTCCACGCAAGGAGCGAATGCCACAGGTGAAAGGTTTTTGCCAGAGAAGGCGATCAAAGCGTTATCAGCAAGCGAGTACGCAGCAACAACCGCCAAGAAAAGAAAAGACACTTCAGCCGGTAAGCAGCATTCCAGCCAGCCCAAGAAAATCGCAACCAAAACACGTAAACATAGGAAAGATTAATGACTCCATGCAAGACATGTCCATCCAAAGCTAAATGCAAGAAGGCAGGAAAATGCCTGAAGAAGTCAGGCGCACAGAAAAAGAAATACTGAGGGACAAAATCTCCTCTGACTTAGCCGCGTTCTTTGATGCGGGTGGTCAGACGGAGGTTATACCTTTCGGTGTTTTCCGTGGCGATGAAAGCTTTTATCTAAAGTTTGGCTCAAATTCTATGGAAGATGAAGATGATTGAGGTCAGTTTGCAGCGGTGGAGTTATCACCCAGCGGGCACCCTTGGTGTGATGACTGTTGATGACTGCAGCGTATGGACTATAGAGCGGCGCTGGGATGACAACCTGCCTTTCAAGAGTTGTATCCCCGAGGGTGAATACATGATGCAGTGGTCAGTCTCGCCAAAGTTTGGGCCAAGTTACCATGTAACCGAAGTACCAGGACGCACTCACATTTTGATTCACGCGGGGAATTACCCCTCGGATTTCTCTGGCTGCATAGGTTTGGGTCTAGGTTTGATTGAAGACAGGGTGGCGGTATCTAGCAGTCGCCCCGCATTGAATAAGGTTGAGTCTCTTCTCAGGAAAGAGGATTGCTTGTTGCGGGTTTCTTTCGAGGCTCAGGCTGCGCTAGCGAAATGAGCGAAACAAACCGCTGTAAGTTTTGCGATAAGGATCTCCCTCTGGATTCTTTTGAGACAGTTAGCCTCTTGTACCTTCGTAACACTTGCAGGCGGTGCAGGAGAATAATTCGAGACCGAGATGTAGGTAACGATAGGGACAAGTTTTTTCGGAGGGCTGTGTCGGGTCTGAAGTATGAGCGGGTCAAGAAAGGTTACACCTTCGAGATCGACTCTGACTTTGTGATTGAGCTAGACAAGCTGCAGGGGGGCATCTGTTCTTTGACGGGTGTTCTTATGACCGCGCATAGAGATGGTTCAGGTAAACGATCAACAAATGCCAGCATAGACCGGATCTCTCCGAGTATGGGTTACGTTCGAGAAAACATTCAACTTGTTTGTTGGGAGATCAACAGGATGAAGGGGAGATTGGCTCCCGCTGAATTTTGGTTTTGGTGTGAGAACGTGAGCCGCAGGGCTGGAAGAAAAGATATTGAGTGACATTGAGGATATTGCGAGACGGCTAAAGTCAGACTTCCCTTTATACGCAAAAAACATTTTAAAGGTGATCGGTAAGGATGGCGGTGAGTCTGCGTTCAAGCTGAATCGAGGGCAAGCGTGGATTCACCAGCAGCTTCAGGATCAGCTAGCGCAGCAAGGGAACATAAGGGCGTTAGTTCTCAAGGCGAGACAGGTGGGAATCAGCACATATGTTGAGGGTCGTTTGTTCTGGCGGATCACTCAGAACCGCAATAGTAATGCCTTCGTTCTATCCCACCTTGCAGAGTCCACCAACTCGATCTTCAACATGGTGAAATACTTTTACGACTGCATTCCGCACCCCGCATTTAAGCCCTCTCTAGAGTCCCAGAGTGCGTCTACGCTAGTGTTTGGCGGACTTAATAGTAGGTACAGGGTCGGTACTGCTCGCAGCACACAAACAGGTAGAGGGCAGACGAATAGGTTCGTACACGGGTCTGAGGTAGCGTTTTACCCGCAGGGTGCAGACATTGTGGCGGGATTACTGCAAACAGTCGGTGGACCCGAGACAGAGGTAATCCTTGAGTCAACAGCCAACGGCGCTGGTGGTTGGTTCTATGATCAGTGCATGAAGGCCCAGAGGGGGGAAAGCGAGTGGAAGCTACTATTCGTTCCTTGGTTCTGGATGCCTGAGTATCGCCGTAAGCCCAGTCCTTATTTCGAGGCGACGAGAGAGGAGGAGAAGCTAGCCCAGCTTTATTCGCTTGATGACTCTCAGCTTTGTTTCCGTCGTTCAAAGATAGACGAGCTTGGGGGAGTAGATCTCTTCAAGCAGGAATATCCAAGCACGGCGATAGAATCATTCTTAACATCTGGGCGTTGCTTTGTAGAAGACAATCATCTCGTTACGGCTCAAAACGACTGCTACACGCCTGACTTTGTTGGGGATTTTAGGGGGGGTTCGCTAGACCCTCGAATGAACGGGCCTTATCGAGAGTGGTGCAAGCCAAGAAGAGATGTCGCTTACACAATCGGGATCGATGTTGCGGAAGGTTTGACCCATGGTGACTACAGTTGCGCACAAGTCCTGGACGCGGAGGGTTATCAGGTAGCCTGCTGGCATGGGCATATAGACCCTTTCGAGTGGGCGGGGTTAGTGGAGGCGATTGGCCGAAGATTTAATGATGCGTATTTAATTGTTGAGAGAAACAACCACGGCCTTACCACCTTGAGAAGATTGCAAGAAAAGAACTACCCCAACCTCTTTATTGAATCGACATTGGACAGTGCATACGGCGACAAGATCACGAAGCGCGGGGGCTTTCTCACCACCTCAAAAAGCAAGCCTTTGATTGTTGATAATCTGGCGGCGCTTCTCAGGCAGGGCGAATCGGGGGTCGCTGACAATGAGTTAATATCAGAGCTGCGGACTTTTGTTATTGATGAGAAAGGGCATTATAATAGCCAGACCGGTTGTCACGATGATCGGGTGATGGCTTACGCTATCGCACTGCATGGACTCGCTTCGATGCCTAGACCAAGGCATCACATATCTAGAAAACGCTTCCAAAGATTGGACGCAGAAACCGGATGGTAAATGAGCGAGTTACTTCTAATAGAAGATGTCGATAATCCTAGTGGGGATCAGCCTTCAGAGTTGACCACGCTGGGTGGTCGCTTGCATGCCCGTTTTGAAGAATATAAAGACGCGAGAAGAGAGACCGAAAGCAACTGGCTCGAAGACCTTCGCCAGTATAATGGTCAATATGAGCCGGATGTTCTAGCTAGGCTCAATGAATCTGGCGGCAGGTCTAGGGTTTTTGTTGGTTTAACCAGAACAAAAGTTATGGCTGCTTACAGCCGTATTGTTGACCTCCTGTTTCAGGCGGGTGACATTTATTTCGGGGTGAATCCCACACCAATTCCCGAAATAGACCCCATGAAGATGATGCAAATTCGCCAGTCCGCGATGGAGCAGATCATGCTGGCTTCTCAAAACATAGACCCCAGCGCTAACCAAGATCTAATCATGGCTAGAGTTCAGGAGATGGAGTCTGAGTTTGAGCAGATCGAGACGGAGTTAGCTCAGAAAGCGGCTGAAAAGATGACCGTGCAGATCAAAGACCAGCTTGTTGAGTCTGGCTCGGAGATGAAGCTTAAAGAATCCATCATGGAAGCCTGCATATTCGGTTCTGGCGCAATTAAAGCTGGCACTGTAAGGATAGAAGTATCCCAATCCTACGCCAAGACGGTCAACCCCGAGACCGGTCAGGAGGGATTCGCGCTAGTAAAGCAGGAGAAACCCTTACCCGAAGTTGAATCGGTCAGTATATTCGACATTTACCCTGACCCTTACTGCACGAGTCTCCAAGATTGCGATGGTATGTTTCGTCGTCACGTACTGACCCGCAGCCAATTTAGATCTTTGACGGATAATCCTGGGTTTGACCCCGAGATTATTCGTTATTTGCTGAAGCAGAATCGAAAAGGGAACCACACTGAAGAAGACCATGAGCGTCATCGCCGTCAAATAGCTGGCATTAACGAGCATGCGAGTAGCTCCAGATTCGAGGTGTTTGAGTTCTGGGGAAATATTGACGGATACGAGTTGCAGGACAACGGTCTTGAATTGCCAGAGGGGGCTGATCCCTCAAATGACTTCAGTGCCTGCGTTTGGTTTTGCGGTTCTAAAATTTTGAAGGTGACCTTGAATCCAATTGCTGGATATCAGATCCCTTACCACGTGTTTCCCTACGAGCGATCTCCCCACCGCTTTTGGGGGACCGGTGTTCCGCGCATGATGCGTGATTCCCAGTCCACAATGAATGCGGCTACACGCATCTGGCTTGATAATTTGGCCCTGTCTTCCGGTCCAATGATGGAAGTGAACACCGATTTGCTCGCTGCGGGTGAAGACCCCACAGATATCCACCCGTGGCGAGTGTTTTTAAGAGAGGGTGGTGATGGTTCTATGCCTGCCGTTCGGTGGTATCAGCCGATTGCAAATGCGAACGGGTTGAATCAAATCGTCGAATTGTTCCGGCGGTTTGCTGATGAAACTACGTCATTGCCTAGTTATACCCACGGTCAGCAGACCAGCAGCTTGAATAAAACGGCAACCGGCATGTCTATGCTGATGGGTGCTGCAAACGTTGCGCTAAAAAGCACGATCAAAAATATCGACGACTTCCTGTTGGAGCCGATGATTTTGGCGTTGTTCCATTTCAACATGGAATTTGGAGATGAAAAAGCAAAGGGCGATTTAAATATTGTTGCCAGAGGTAGTACTGCTCTTATTCAGAAAGAAGTCCAAAGCCAGAGACTGCTCCAATTCTTATCTCTCGTGAGCAATCCACTGGATGTACAGATTGTTGATAGGACAAGGCTGCTGCGAGACATAGCCCAAACATTAGACATTGATCCTGATGAAGTGATCAAGAGTGAAGAAAGGATACAACAAGAAATTGCAGTCCAAAATCAAGCTCTCGCGGGAGCAGGCCCAGGCGATCCTTCGGCTCCGCAACAACCAGGAATGGTCCCAGATGTTGGACCTCCTGGAGTGCCGATTGGCTGATTCGGTTGAGCGTTTAACTCAAGCGGATGAAAAGAATTTTAAATTTGAGCAGGGACGGATAAATGAACTGAAGTTCATGCTCAAACTTGAACAGACTGCGAAAGCAGTTTTAGACAGGAAGCGGTCCCTTCAAGGATAGCCCTTCTTAGACATTAACGGACATCCATACTGTGGACCCAGGAAATTTATGAGAAACGACCCAGCGCGTCTTGAAGCAGAAGCAAAAGAGCTGATTGAACAGTACGCAAATGCGACGAAAGGAACTTCGGAAGAAGACAGCCCAGAAGAGCAGGAGCAGACGTTTGAGCCACCCCCGACTGAGCCTACGGATACGGTGGAAGCTGAAGCTACTGAAGAGGTTCAAGCGGAAGAGTCCAGCGGCGATGACTCTGAAGCTAGAGTGTTGAAGGCTGAGAAAGCCATGAAAGGCGCACAAAGACGTATGACCCAAGCGACTCAGGAGGCGGCTGAACTGCGAAAGCAGAATGAATCACTGATTCAATCGTTGACCGAGTTGAAGGCGCAGCTAGTAGCCTCGAGCAAAGATAATGAGAAATTGGCACAACTTCGGGAAGAGTACCCCGATATTGCGTCACCACTTCTTGATGAATTGCAGAGGACACAAGCGGAGGTGGCGAACACCAAAGATGCTTTGGCAGAGCAAGACAGAATCCGTCGTCATCAGGATGATCAGCAGGCAATGCAGGAACATTATTCTCGCATTCAAGCAGTACATCCTGACGTTCAGGAAGTAACTAACACTTCTGACTGGGCGGTATGGCTGGAAGAACAAGAGCCTCAGACGAGGGCTTGGATCGAAAGCGGAACGTCTAACGATGTTAATGCGGTTATAAGCCGCTTCAAAGTATCAATGGGAATAAGACCTCCAACGCCGCAAGAGCAGAATTTGGAGAGGGCGAAAGCGGTTGCAGAACCACGATTGCCTAAAGCTCGAAAGACTGACCAAAATGCTAGTACGAACAAGGTCTGGTCTGCTGATGATATTGCTAGGATGCCGAATCTAGAATTCGAAAAACATCAAAGTGAAATTATGAAAGCATACGCAGAGGGCCGCATTCGCTAGCGATTAAATTAAATCTCTTGTGAGTAATATATTATGGCTTTTTCATTTTTTTCGACAGGTGCCACGAGTGAAGTAAACTTCATTCCACAGGTATTCTCTAAACTATTACAGGCGAAGTTTTATTCGCAGTCGGTTTTACCGGCGATATCAAATACCGATTACGAAGGTGAGATATCGGGTCAGGGTGACAAGGTTGTTATCAGGACCACTCCGGCGGTATCGATTAGTGACTACAACGAATCGACTGGTCTTACCTATCAGGAACTGACCACAGCAAAAGTGGAACTAAACATCGATAAGGCTAAAAGTTATTCTTTTAAAGTCTCTGATGTTCTGGCCGCACAGTCGGATATAAGCATGCTGGAAGCGGCGTCTAAAGACGCGGCAGAGGCAATGCGGATTGCAGTTGAGACTGATGTTATGGCTGGTGTTGTTGCTGATGCAACGACGGTTGGTGCTCAGACCACCATTACTAGCACCAACATTCTTGAGCAGATTCTTCTTCAGGCAAAATCTTTAGATGAATTGAACGTTCCCGAAGAAGGTCGATTCATCGTTCTTTCGCCAGAGTTCATTTCGTTGCTGAAGCAATCTGAGTTGAGGCAGGCATATTTGACTGGTGATGGCGTGTCGCCTTTGCGTAACGGCAAGGTTGGCATGATTGATCGTTTCGAGGTCTATCAGTCCAACATGCTGCATGTTCCAGCGTCTGGTGCAGATACTGGATTTACGCATTGCCTTGCTGGTCATCCTAAGGCCATAGCCTTTGCAAGCCAGTTCACTAACACTGAAACGGTTCGACTTGAATCAGTATTCGGTGACGGTGTGAGAGGTCTCAAAGTTTATGGTGCCAAGGTTGTTGTTCCAAACGCTTTGACCGTAATGAAGTGGACCTAAAATAGGTTTGGGTGGGGGGGAAACCCCCCGCCATTTTTCTTGGGAATCGCATGACAGAATTACGTTTAAAGAAAGACGATATCTTCGAGCAAGCCCAAAAAGAATTTGGAGTGAAACTTGATAGACGGCTAAAACTTTCTGACCTGGAAGACCGATATGAACTTTTGGCGCGGGAGAAAAAAAACCCTACACCAAAGGTTAAATTGAAGTACCCAAAGGTAGTAAAGAACATATTCACCGGCCACGAGTTTGAATACATACCTCAATTTAAGGGTAACTCAAGCCTTGAAGTGATTGAGTGGACGGAGGTGCTAGAAGATGGCGACAACTAAGGTTATAGATATTCTTGATCGGGCGTCGATCATATTACAGGACAGCACAAAAATTCGTTATCCAAGCGAAGAGCTGCTGAAGTTTTTTAATGACGCGCAAAAAGAAATTGTGCTGCATAGACCTGATGCAAACATGGTTAACGAGAGCTTTGCGTGTGTCAATGGGAGCAAGCAGAGCCTTCCATCGACAGCATTAAGACTAGTTGACGTGATCCGCAACGTCGGTGGTCGCGCAGTGACAATGGTTCAAAAGAAAATTTTGGACGAGACCCTTCCTAATTGGCATGAGGCGGCTGCTGGGGCGAACGGTATCGAGCATTTTATCTACGACCCGTCTGATCCTAAGAATTTTTATGTCTACCCAGAGGCGGTTGCTTCTACGCACAATCTGGAAATTATCTATGCGGCATCACCCGCTGATATAGCGATTAGTTATGGGAACTTCGTTACTGATACTCAGACCATAACAGTGGATGACGTATACGGTAATGCAGTACTGGATTACATATTGTTCAGGTGCTATCAGAAAGATTCGGAGTATGCGGGAAATTCTCAGAGATCCATGATGCACTATCAGAGTTTCACAAACTCATTAGGTATTAAGACTCAAGCTGACAGTGCCATATCACCGAGACCAGATGTTACTGGCCCACGGGTTAACGGATGAACTACAGCGACCTCTCAAATTATGTGAGGCCAGAATGTCAGGGTGCGCCTGAATTTTTGATTGAAAGAGCGGTCAGGGATTCGGTGATCGACTTTTGTATTCGCACCGATGTGTACATCGCTGATCCTCTAAATTTAGCCATTGTTGCAGATACCAACTCGTATTCTTTAACCATACCTTCCCAAGCGGAGCTTAATCGCGTTATTGACGTATACGACAACCAATTCGCGTTAAGGCCAATGTCTTACACCGCACTGTTAAAGGTGCTGGGGAACGAGGTTGAGAGGGCGTCACCGAAATACTATGCGCAACGAGACAACACAGTTTTGTATTTTGCGCCTATTCCGAATGCGGCAAGGACGTTAAGGGTTTTGTATTCCCTGAAACCCTCAAGTGATTCCACCTCTATCCCCGACACAATAGGTCTGGAGTATAGAGAGACGATTGTTCATGGAGCGATTTACAGATTGCAGATGATGAATGGTCAGCCCTTCACCAATGGCCAGGCAGCAATGATGAACAAGCAGTTGTTTGATCGTCAGGTTGGAAGAGTTGTCAGGCAGATACAGTACGGCTTTGTTGGCGGGGCATTAACCGTTCGCAGCCGAGAATTCATTTAAGGAGAACCTAATGCCAGCAGTCAATCTTTACGGCCCGTCAACAAACTCTTCAACTCCTCTTGAAAAAGTTTTCTCTATCACGCCTCACCCGACTGATGAGTTACCTTTTGTCACTAGGGCGATCTCAGTTGGAACGGCTGGTGCCGTCGAAGTTGTAATGGTTGATGACTCGACTGCGACCATCCCAGCGTTGCAGCCTGGAGTACTTTACCCGCTGCGAGTAAAGAGGGTTGTCAGCGCAGGAACCGTTGCTACGCTTATCATCGGGTATGTCTAATGCTTTTTGGCGCTGGCGTCTGGCTATCGAATAACTTCCGAAGACTTGGAAGTGCTGGTTTAAGTTTACTTAACTACATAGCAGGCGGCAAAACTCCAGGGCTTGTTGCGGATTTTAACGGTAGTCTCAACGATGGTTTGGAGGGGTATGACGCTGGCGGAACTGTAGATACCTTTGTAGAACTGATCACCCATAGCCGTGCTGGCAATGCGACAATGACCGATGGTTATGGGCCTGAGTTAGCTTCCAATGTTGCAGCAGATTGGGTTCCTTTTGGTGGGGGTTCAGCTGTTCAAGATGGCGAGTGGATTGTTATTACCGGAGTAACTGCAGCCAACTCGGGTGTAATTCTCCCCCTAGCTACTGAAGTTGGCAAGCAATATGCGTGGACAATGGAAATAGAGCTTCTAACAGCCACAGTATTTCTTACTCAGCTACAAAAACCCACAAACCCAGAAGATGCTTTTTCTCCTAACTCTTTTAATTATGTAAATACAAACAGAACAATTATTTATCAGGGAATTCACACACACACTACTGCTGGCTCAAGGCTTAGTGCTTGGCCGAATGGAGTAGGCTTAACAGCGCGTATAAGAAACGTCTCAGTCCGCGAAGTTCCAGCAATCAAATGGGCACCGCATAATCTGCTGAGGTATAGTGAAACACCTGCAAGCTGGGCGAACCAAGGCAGCACTGATGAAGAATTAACGGACGGACTGCCAACTGGGATTTCTCGTGGCTGGAAACTAATTGAGGATACATCGACCAATCAGCACAACATGAGTATTGTCGGGTCTGCTACTGTTGTTGGTGGCACATACAGATATTCTGGTTGGGTTAAGGCGGCAGAGCGCAGTGTTGTTTGGTTTTACAGCACGACCGCAGCCAGAGGTATTTACTTTGACCTTTCATCCGTGACAGCAACGAACGCATTTGGCGGAGGTTTAGCCACAACTTCTGGCACTATTTCTGACGCCGGCAACGGGTGGTATTTCTGCCAGCTAATTGTTTCTGGCGTTACTGGCATATCTGGTCAGATTATTGTCGGTGTTTCAACAACCGTAGGAACTCTTTCATATATTGGTGATGGCGCATCTGGTGCTTACTTTGCTGGTATGCACCTCTACCGCTCCGACCTCGGCGGCATGGTAGACAATCCAGAGACTGGCAATTCGTATGTGAGAACTGCTGGAATACTGATTGGGTCTAATTTAATTACAAATGGGGATTTTTCGACTAATACCGATTGGACTTTAGGTACAGGCTTTACAATTTCTGGCGGAAAGCTGTTGGTTAACGCACAAAACCAAAACGCAACCCAACAAATTCCCGTTGAATTGGGGCAGGCTTACGAAATATCTTTCACAATTTCGGATTATGTTTCTGGATCTATTCGGGGGCAGGTAGGCGGTACAACAACTTGGTTTAACTCCAACGGACTACATAAGCAGACTGTTGTTACGACAGCTTCTCCCCAAACATTTGTTTTAGCAGCGGGTGGAACCCTAGTGTCGATGAGTATTGACGACGTATCAGTCAAAAGACTCGACGCTAACCCCGCCGTAGCCCGATACCTCCCCCGCCGAAACCACCACGTCTACAACGGCGATGCTTGGGTAAACGAAGGGGTTCTGCATGAGAGTGAAGCACGGACTAATTTGGTTACTTATTCG